TTGAAGATCCAGAGATTGTTAGTAGATTTATGAAGATTACACAAGACTTTACTAAATCATCAGCTGATAAACAAATAGAGATGGCACAACTTATAGATCAATCTATTGGTTTTAAAGATTTACCATTCGGTACAACTAAACCTACAGTAGGTGCAGTTGGTAGATTTTTAGGTGGTGCAGCAGAAAGTATTAGTAAGACTGTACCAGAAGGTACTGGTCAATTGTTTGGTGCTAAGAAAGTAGCAAAACTTGCTTTAATGGATAGTAATAGTAGAGCAGCACGTATATTTTCTACTTACACAAAAGACTTACCACTTAGATATTTAGATAGTGAGAACATAGAAAAAAGCTATGGAGAAGTAAAAAGATGGTTAGATCAAACAGACTTAAATAGAAATAGTAAAGATAAGATATTACGACAAGCTGCGGTACTACGTCCAGGAGACCAAGCAGGATTGTTTCAAGTTGCTACTTCAATGCTTAAAGAAGTTGGAGATGACTTAGTAGATAACTTTCAAGTAAGCAAACAAGACGCTGATAACTTTACACGTATATTTGCAGAGACACAAGATGACATGCGTAAATATTTTATAGACGCTTACACAGGTAAGAACGTAAATCAACCAGGTATGAAGATGTCTCCAATAACTATTAGTGGTAAAATGAGAGCAGTACCTGACGCACATTTAACAACAGAGTTTATTAATAGAACTATACCTATGCCAGACGCAGGACAATTAGCTAAAGCTATGAACTCTATGTCTATATTAAGAAGCAAGATGGGTGGTACTAAAGGTATGGACGACTTTCTTAAAAAGTATCCTAAAGCAATGCAAAAAGGAATTATGGGTAAAAGTACTGATTGGTACTACACAGAGTTCTGGAAACCATTAGTTCTTTTACGAGGTGCATGGTTACTACGTGTTGTAGGAGAAGAACAGTTACGTATGTTTACTAAAGGTTATGACACAATCTTTTCACGACCTGCAAGTATTTTATCTTTATCATTGCTTAAAAAAGCAGACGCTAAACAAGCAAAGAAATGGACACAAAAAGATGTAGAGTTTAAAGATTTATTTGGAGATCCTCTTGCAGAAAGTTTGGAATGGAAACAAGGATCATCACGTATGCGTGGTGCTAACAATAATGACGAAGCATTCGGTGGTGCAGAGAGATTTAAAAAACAAAAAACAAAGTTTCGTAAAAAGATGGGACCACATGACTATGACATTTTAAGTAAACTCGAAGCATTTGCAGGAGATAAAGCAGGTGCTAATAAATTTGTTAGAGCATGGACTAATGAAGTATCTAAGATATACCAAGATGATTTATTTACGTTATTGTTTAGAGGTAAGAATAATCCTGTAGCAAGAGAAAAAGTTTTAAAAGAATGGGTAGAAGGTAAAACACCTAGAGCTAAAGCTGTTATAGAGGAGTATGCAAAAGGTGGTCAGAGATACGAAGACATTATGACTACAGCAGGTGGTCGATATGTTTATGCTAAATCTTTAGAAGCTAGGTTACAACAGGTTGCAGGTGGTGCATTTGATGAAGATGTTGACTTATTAAACGACCTTATAAACAGATTAGAGTTTGATGAAATAGATTTTTCTAAAAATCCGTTTCCGTTACGACTAGATAGAACACGTAACGAAGACTTGTTTGACATGATGATTAGCGGTAATTTAAATAAAATACAAAAACGATCTGATGGTGTTTGGATAAACAATCCAACAGAAGAACAACTAAAGTTTGTCAAAGAGACAGTAGAAGTTGGCGGAGAAACTAAATATCTTATAGAGGATATAGAGGATATAGGTTTTGAAACACTAGATGATCTGTTTAAATCTTTCGGTAAGAGCTTTACAAAACTAGATGAAAAAGCACAAAAGAAAGCTGTTAATAGATATTACGATACAATTGTTGAAGAATATGGAGATAGCTTACCAGATCTCGTTACTGCACCTATTGAGGATACAGTCTTAGATGATCAAAAATACATACAACGTTTTATAGAAAATAGTTTTGATGTCATAATGGGACAGAGAACAGACAATGCTTCTAGGTCTCCAGTATTTAGACAAGCATATTGGCGTGCAGTATATGATTTACTACCACGTATGACACCCGCTATGAGAACAATACTATTAGAAGGAAAGACGTACAGACAAGGTGGAAAGACAATTAAAGTAGGAGGTGCTAGAAAATCTAACATACCTAATGAAAACCTACTTAACTCTATAAAAGCTGACATTGGTATTACACCAGAGAAGTTACGTAAAAGAGAAGTAGAGATTAACCTTGACATGTTTGAGCGTAGAGTTAAAGAGCTTAATGACGCTGACACAAAACTAGGTACAGCATTTGTAGATAATACTAAAGATCAATCTAAAAAAGTACAAGAATTACAGATAGCCAGACGTAAGTATGACAAACAAGTTGATGAAATAGATGACGCTATTAATAAAGCACTTACTGATGATATGGACGTTACTGAACTAGAAAAAGAAAAAGATAATTTGCTAGACGCATTTAACGATTTTAAAGCACAAATAGACGGAGAACTTACTGATATAAATAAAGCAGCGGGTTTTGATGATGGATTTATAGACGCACAGTATATAGACAACTTTGCTAAATCAATTGCTTTATCGGAGTTACAAGGATTACTATACGATCTAAGTAAACGTAGTAAGATAACCTACAACCTTAGAGGCATATTTCCATTTGGAGAAGCATACGCAGAGATCCTTACTACATGGACAAAGTTATTAAAAGAAAACCCAGAGATAGCAAGACGTGGGCAAGTAGTTATTAACAATGCTAGAAAAGATAATGTCTTTAGTCCTGTTGAAGGAGAAGGTTTCTTAGCAGAAGACGAGACAACAGGAGAAGAAGTATTTTACTATCCTATAGTAGATGATCTTGTATCTGACGCATTGTTTGGTTCTGATAGAAATGTAGGTGTAAGACTACCTGGTTATGCAGGATCACTTAACTTAGCATTAGAAGTTGTACCTGGTATTGGTCCAACCGCAGCTATACCTGCAGGATTTTTCTTAGAAGGAACACCTAAGTTTACAGAAACACAGAAGTTTTTGTTTCCATTTGGTTTACCTACAATTAAAACACCTGGAGACTTAGTACAAGAAATAGGTATGCCTGCGTGGTTAAAGAATGGTGTTAGAGCTATGTTTATGTTTAGTGAAGACGCACCTCCAGGAGAGCTATCACGTATAGCTGCTAACTCTACTATTGACGTATATCGTGTACTTAAAGCTAACGGCGAAGATGATATGACACCAGAACAACAAGATCAACTTTTAAAGAAAGCAAGAAGTATTGCTAAGAATTTAACTAAGATAAAAGCATTCTCACAGTTTGTTGGACCTACAGGATTGAACCCTAGGTTTGATATAGGAGATCCACGTAATGCAGGTGCTATGTATTCAATGCAAATACTATCTGATAGATATAGAGAACTTATAGAGACACCACCTAAAGATCCTGTAACAGGCAACTTTTTATTTGCACCAGGAGATAACTTCTCTGCTACTAAATACTTTATTGATGAGTATGGCTTTAACCCACTAGATATAGCAACACCTAAGTCTGTAATTATAGAACCTAGACCTGTTGATGAACGTGGTGTACAGTTTGAAAAAGAAAATCCAGAGTTATTTGAACAGTATCCTTTAACAGCATTTTATGCAGTACCTAATGGTGGTGGTGGTGCGTTTGATTACGAAGCATATACAAGGTCTATATATAACGAACAACGTGAACCATTGACACCAGAAGAATGGGTTGCTACACGTAACCAACGTTTAGGTGCTTTTGCAATGGAGAATAAAAGAGTACAGACATTACAACAGTTTGATATAACAGATCCATTCCAAGCTAAACAACGACAAAGAATATTAGCTGTACATAGAGCTACAATGCAACAAAGATTGCCAGGGTTTGGTTCTACAATACCTGGATTACCACAAAGAGGAACTCTTGATGACCAGTTTCAAGAGTTAAGTAATTGGGAAAAGAACTCTAAACTTAAAAATACTGATACAGGTAGAGCAGTAATTCAAGTATTAGACTACATAAAAATACTAGAAAAGAAATCACTAGGACGTGGTTTATCATCTGCAGGTTGGAGAACATCACGTACTATGTTACTTGAAAGACAACAATTACGTGATTTTATAGGTCAACAGTCAAGAGATAATGACGATTTCTATGTTATTGCACAGAATTTATTATTACCATTATTCCAAGAGAGGACACAGTTCTTAGAGGATTTAGAGTACGATTATGATACAATGTTAGAATACGGTGCGTATTTGCCCGTACAGCAGGGAGAAGCGTGACAGAAGAATATAAACAAGCAATTGTTGACAGTATAAAAGCACAACGACAACTAGATGATAGTTCAGAGTTTGCTAAAGAATTAAATGCTTTAGTTAAAGAAAGTGTATCTGACAGTATGTTTATGGCTAAAGTAAATACAGCATTATCTATATTTGACCAAAGTATAAACAAAGAAAGTCAAACTGGTTTAGGTACTAATCTAGTTACAAAGAAAGTATTAGAAAATTCTTTAAATGACGCTATAGCTGCAACACCATTAGAAGGTCCTGTACAAGGATATTCTCCTGGACAATATAAACCATGGCTAGTAAATACACCACTAGACGTAGTACAAGATATACTTATGGGATTTGATATGTCTGCAGGAGTAGAAGCAGGCGGAGAAGATAGTGAAGCATACTTTGAATTTCTTAAAGGTAAATTAGACGAATGGTATGACACAACAGGACAAATAGGTGCAATTGTTAAACCAGGTGGTGGTAAAGGTTACGTATTGTTTTCATCAGAAGAATATGACAGATATAAAAAGAATTATGACGCACCATATTCAACCTTACAAACGTTTAGAGAAACAGATCCTGGAAGAACTAAAGTTCCTAAAGTAGGATTTAGAGCAGAACCAACAGTATTGTATGAGCCAATAATGAGTGGAAAAGCACGTAATTACGAATTTAGTGGAGAATATTATTCTTACATACAAGATAGAGATGAAAACGGAACACCTTTAACAGTTAAAGAAGCAGGTGGTTTAGTGACAAAAATTAATAATGCTACTGGAGATATAGAACAGTTGACAGTAACAGAAAGTGAACTTCTTGCACTTACTGAACAGCAACTTGATGGTGGATACACTATTATACAAAGTCAAGAACCTGCAATAGTTAATCAAGCTAAAGCAGAACTTATGGGAAGACAAGATTACAACGTAGGTGGATTGTTTGGTGGTATTACACCAGGTTACACAGTTTATAAGAACCCAGATCTTGCTTCTGTTTTTGAAGATGGCAAAGAGTTAACACCAGGAGATTTAGCAGCAGAAACAATTACACTTAGTGCAGAAGACGCAGCTAGTAGATATGGTGGTCAAGACCATATACAAATAGGTTTTAACATGTTGCCACAAGAACGTGTGCAAGTACAAACAGACTTACTACAAGCAGGTTATCTTAGTTATGATGACTGGTTCTTTGAACAAGGTACATGGGGAGATAAAAGTCAAGCTGCAATGTTATCAGCTATGACTGCTTCTAACTATGAACTTACTGACATAGGTACACACTTAGCAGAAGAAAAACAAAGACTTTACAAGAGACCTCCGTTATTACCACAGGTATATACTGAACCTAGTCCAACACAAATTAAAGCAGAAGTTGATGGTGCATTAAGTGCTATTGGTATAAACAGAGAATTATCAGAAGCAGAGATGGTTGCATTCGCAGATTTTTATACACAATCTAGTAGAGATTATCAAACAGCAGTTGCAGATTATAACAAGAATTATGATCTAGCACAACGTATGTTTCCAGGTGCAGACAAGACTTTAGTTGTACCAGAGACACCAGACGCTAAACTTAGTGAGTATGCTGACGCTGTATTAGGCGCAGAGGTACAAGCTACGCAACAAGCTACAAAGGAACGTAATGATCTTAGCTACTTATTTAGTACTGTTGACGCTATGTCCAGGTTGGCAAGTAGTGGTTGATAAGAACCTAGAGATTACAGAAGGTGGAATAGAGTTCATTAAGGACAAAGAAGAACTTGTGCTTTTTGTATATGACGACATGGCACAATATCCACCAGTACCTTATGTAGAAGGGACAGATATAAAAGGAACTTTGACTATTGGCTATGGTCATACTGGTACTTTAAGTGGATCTAAACAAGCTGTAAAAGATTTAGTAGGTCAAGAGATAACAGAAGAACAAGCTAATGAATTGTTTGAAGCAGACCTTAAAGAAACACAGAGAATTGTAAACGCAAGAATTGAAAGACATATAGCTTTGCCTAAGTTTATAGAACGATTTGGTAAGTTTGAAAAAGATCAATTAGAAGATAGTGCTTATGATTATCTAGTTATTACAGCATTTAACAAGACTGGATTAAACCATGCACATATCACAGGTAACTTGTTAATAGGCGACTTTGATAAAGCACATGCGAAAACAGTAGAGTTATACGGTAAACAATCAGAAGGTATTGTTAAAAGACTTGCAGAGCAAAGAGAATATCTCGATGGCATATACGAACCAGAAGAACCAGGAGAAGTAGAAGAAGTAGAAGAACCTGTTGATGACACAGTTGAAGATACTAAAGAGCCAGAAGAAGATACACCTATGGACACAGTAGATACTGTAGAAGTTGATGAAAATAAAGAACAAGAGTTTAAATCACAGACACCAGAACAAGTAGGTCCATACGGTTACAATAGATTTGTAACTGTAAATAATAGATATAAAGAAGCACTAGAGCAAAAAGAAAAAAGCAAACAAGAACTAAAAGATAAACTAGAAAAAACATACAACATACCAACAGCAAATAATGAAGTGAGTGAGCCAGACATGTATGATAGAATAAAGAGAACGTTCAGCGGAAAGTTTGTATAATGGCGACACAAGATAAAACAGCAAATAAACTTATAAACACTATATCTAAAGACTTTGAAATATGGGAAGAAATTACAGAATTTGGTAGTAAGTTCTACCTTGTTGCACAAATACCAGAGTTTGAAGGATCAACTGGTAAATTTACATGGCGTTATGAAATATCAGATTGGAACGCAGTAAAAGAAAAAGTAGCAGGAAATAACTTAGTAGCAAACGTTGTAGTAGATAGTGATATGAATGTCATAGAAGGTTCATCAGCTATTACAGGTCAAGAATACAACAACAGTTTTTATTTTGGTAATGCTAACCAATTGTTATTCTCACAAGCAGAAGCAGGTGCAGAACCTTATGATCATTTAGTAGAAGCATTACAAGAAGAAGCAAAGTATAGCCCTTGGATATTGTCAGAAGATGAAGATGGTAACTTAGATTTTTTAGCATTAGCTATAGAGAATGCGTTAGAGGGTAAAGCGGTACGTACTGCAGACTTACAACGTGTTAATTGGTATAGAACTACACCACCTAGTCAAAGACAAGCAGCAGAACTATTTGCTTCAGATCCTGCTAAATATGCAGAACAATCTGTTAAGAACCAACAGCTGATTGTTGATGGTATGGTTAACAGAGGGGTGCAAACAATAAACCCTAACGTAGTATCAGGTCTTACTAACTTGTTACAGTCAGGTAAAATATCTGACACTACAGAGTTAAATAATATTTTAGACAAAATGGTTAATGAACGTATAAGATATACACTTGATCCAGAAGTACAAGCAGTACTTACAGGACAATCTTTTGATGTGATATTAAAGACCAGAGATATTGCTGAATATATTGAGAACGTTTTAGGACCTGGGCAAACAGAATTTTATGATGTAGAAGCTATAGCTAAAGAAGCAGAAGCTAATCCAACTTGGTATAACGAAACTTTTATTCCACAGTTAGAGGAAACATTCCAAAACAAATACACACAATTTAAAGGAACAGCAGTAAAGAATTATGCAACTGCTTCAGGTACATTTAGACAACAATGGAATACAGTTACTGGACAGTTACCAGATGAAACATCATCAGCATGGCAAAGATTTATGGCTACCAATGACGTTAAGGAAAGAGAAGATATAGCATTTGAGGAAGCTGCAAAACTAGGTACACAAACATATCGTGATACATTGCAGACAAGAATGGAAAGTAAGTTTGGTACACCTGGTCAACGTGCAACAGGCGGGGGTAGATTTCAATGAGTATCTTAGCTAGATTAGCACAACTTAGTCCTACGATTGATGGCGTTATGTTGCCACCAGGAACAGCACCTAGGTCAGAACCAGAACAAAATTTAGAAGAACCAACTGTAGAAACAATAGAACAAATCAGAATAGCTAGTCAAGGTGCAGCAGCTGAAGCAGGAGAAATAACAGAACCTGCTTTTACTCCACCAGAAACAACAGTACCACCTGTAGATTTAAATGAGGTTAGTGATTTAGATGACGATATTATAACAGGCAAAACAGTAGTTTCTACACAAGAAATTATTAAAGGTGGTAGGAGAGTACTACTAACTATTTATAGTGATGGAAGTACAGATGAACAAGATCTAGGTCCTTCAAGTGAACCACCCCCACCTCCACCTCCACCTGGTCCAGTTGTAGAAGTACCTGGAGATCCAGTAGAAGAATTTGACGCAAAAGCATACGTAGAAACTAATTATCCATGGTTAGGTCCAGAGTTATCTCAAGGTTTTTTACAAGAGTTTAATACAAACGGAGGAGACGAAGAAGAAGCATTGCGTGTATTAAGAACTACACAAGCATATAAAGATAAGTTTCCTGGTATTTTTAGAGAAGATGGTAAAACTTTGCGTATTGATACACCAACACCAGAGCTTGATTATATAAAGATTGAGGAAGATTACACAAATCTATTAGCTGATTACAACCTTAATCCTGATTACTTTAGTAACCAAATACAAACATTATTTGAAAATGATGTAGCACCTAGAACATTCGAGGAAAGACTTAACGTTGCATACAACTCATTGTTTCCACAGTTTGGTGCTGTAAAGCAATACTACGTTAACAACTATCCTAATATATTTCCAACAACTGAAGATATTACAGACGAAGCTATATTTGCTAGCTTTATATCAGAAGATGTATCAGCAGATATTATTAACCAAAGAGTTGAAGTATCACAAATTGGTGGTGCATTCTTAGAACAAGACTTCGCTATATCAACAGAACAAGCACAAAGACTTATTAGTGCAGGTGTTTCAGGTACAGGTGCGCAACAGTTAGCAGCTAGAGCAGAGACACAGTTGCCTAGGTTACAAAGATTGGCTAGCAGGTTTACTGGTAGAGAAGACATCTTTGGATTATCAGAGTTTATAGAAAGTGAAGTCTTTGGAGACGGTGTTGCAGATCAAGTACGTGCAAGACTTGAAGGAGAACAAGCTACAGTCTTTACGCAAGAAGGTGGCGCAGCAGCTACACAAGCAGGTATAACTGGATTGGTTGAACAATAATGTTTAAATGGGTACGTGCTAGAAATAAAAAAGGTCACTACAAGTCTGACAAGTCATGGACATGGTGGAATGACGCTTATAAAATTATATTGACAGAAACAGGAAAAAAATCATTAACCGTGTTTTTATGTGTTATACTAATTGTATTGGCGTTGACAGTATCCGCCAAGTAAATAATAGATCATCACTCTGGTTAAGGGTTCCTACGTCCTTACCACGTATTTAATTCGTAGAGGTGTTGTATGCGTATGTTACAGCGCCCATTCAACATGTAAAATAATTATGTAACCACTCCCAATATGTACCACACCTTATTGGAGAACGGTGTAATAGTGTGAGAAATGGAGATTATCAAATGACAGATAACGGAGAACAAATAATGGACGGCAACGATACCAACGAAGGTATTAAAGGTTTAAGGGATAAACTTAAATCAGTTGAGCAAGAGAATAAAGAACTAAAGAATGTCGTAAAGACTTCTATGTTTAAAGATGTTGGACTAGATCCAAACTCTGGTACAGGTAAAATGGCTTTCGATCTATATGACGGAAAACCAGATACTTCAGAGTTAGGTCAATGGCTTAAAGACACTTATAACATCGATACACAGGTACAGCAGAACAACGAAGTAGCTGCTGCAAAGATCGCTGAAAGTGACAGTAAGTTAGAACAGATACAACAGAACTCATCTGCACAACAACCTGCTGATTGGACACAGAAAATGCAAGACGTTATTGGTAGTCCAGAGACTTCTGTAAGAGATAGTCTAAGGGCAAAAATTGCCTTACAAGAACAACAAAAAAATCAATAAACCAATTAACTACAAATAGAAGGGACGTAGAAAATGGCAGCAATATCAGGTGCAAATCCAATAGT